CCCAGGGTGCCCCGGTAAATGGGTCTGTAGCGCCTCAGGCCGAGACGCCAACCGAAACCCCCACACCTGCCCCGGCACCCTCTCCTGAGGCCCCTAAGCCGGGTGAGCAGCCAAAGGTTGAGGCCGTCCCTTCCGAGAAGGATGAGACGGGCCTTGTTGTCTATGACGAAACTGGCGATGCCGGACTTGACCTCGCCTTGGCCTTTATTGGCCGACTGGGTATTGAGGGCACCGACCCTGCCATGGTGGCCGCAGCTAATGGCGATTTCAGCTTTATCGAAGCTAAGTTGTCCACGCTGGGCGACGAGGCTAAGGGCTGGGAAAAGCATGTCCAGCTTGCCAAGGACGCTCATGGTCGCCAGCTTAGCAAGTTCACCGCAGAGCAGGAAGCCACTAACAAGGCTGTCCACGCAATTGCCGGTGGCGAAGACAAGTGGAAGGCTATTGTGGAATGGGCAGGTAAGGAAGCTGATCCAGCAGAGAAGGAGGCTATTAACGCCATGTTCGACGCAGGCGGCTTCCAGGCTCGGGCTGCTGCCCAGATGCTCGTAACGGCCTACTCGACGGCCAAGGGAACAACCGTAACCCCAGCTAACCCAGCCTCTCAGGCCTCGGGCGTGGCTGCTCAACCGCAAGCTAGGTTGACCCAAGCTGACTACCACAAGGAAGTTAGCGCACTACACCAAAAGCTGGGTAACTCGATGGACGGGTCGCCTGAATATGCAGACCTCAAGCGCCGGTTCTTCGGTCGTTAATTTAGGATTATAGAATATGCCTCTTTTTGTTGATCCCGGCGCGATTGTCCCGGAAGCACAGATTACCCATCCCGGTCAGTTCAATCAGACTGGCGATATCAATGCCGCTGCGGTAACCGAGTACGGTCAGCAGGTTCAGCATACGATCAAGCGCAAGTCGCGTCTGGCCCCGTATGTCAACATGCGACCGGTTCGTGGTACTAACCGCATCGGTAGCTATGGCTTCGGTGATAGCGTCGTGGGCAAGGTTACTGCTGGTGAAGCTCCGGCTGCTACCAAGAATGACGTTGGCCGTAACACGCTCGTCATCGACACGCTGGTCTATACCCGCCACTTCCTGCCGCTGCTTGAAACTTTCCAGACTTCCTATGATGCCCGCGTAGAGCTTGGCGTTGAGGACGGTGAGGCTATGGCGCGCTTCATGGATCAGGCGTTCTTCATTCAGGCAGCCAAGGCCGCTCAGGATACGAACAGCCGCTATGGTGCGGGCACTGCTGGTAAGCCTTCGGGCTTCAAGGGCGGCTCGGTGGAAACCCTGTCGTCTGCTGGCGATCTGAGTGACCCGGCCAAGATGTACAAGTCTATCAGCAACCTGCTGGTCAAGATGGAAGACAAGGACGTTGTACCGGGTGAGGATGACATCATCATTGCCATGCAGCCTTCGACGTTCTACACCCTTCTCGACGCAGAGCAGATTGTAAACGGCGAGTATGTCACGGCTCGCGGTACTCGTGTCGAGGGCGCGATGATCTTCAAGTCATTCGGTTGCCCGGTCATCAAGACCAAGAACCTGCCTAGCGGCGTTGTGTCGAACCACCTTCTGTCCACCACGGGCAACGGTAACGCTTATGACGGCGACTTCTCGAAGCTCGCGGCTCTTGCGTTCTCGACCAAGGCGATGCTGGCTGGTGAGACGATCCCTCTCTCGCATGACCTGTTTTACGACAAGATTTTCAAGTCTTGGATCGTTGACAGCCATGCCGCGTTTGGCGTTACTCCTGACCGCAGCGAGTACGCGGGTGCGATCCTCTTGCCCTAATTCAACTTGCCCCTATCTTCTTCGGAGGGTAGGGGCATTTTGCGTAAAGGATACTTATGCCTGCAATGACCCAGCTAGATGTCATCAACGACATGCTTGCGACTTTGGGCGAATTGCCCATTAACTCGATAGCAGAGAGCCATCCGATGGTTCCTGCTGCGCTCCGCACCTTGTCCACGGCGTCGGCCCGAGAGCAGGCTAAGTCTTGGTGGTTCAATAAGGAACTCACTGACCTAGCCCCGGATACTCAAGGCAACATCTACCTCCCCAATGATACACTTAGGGTTGACCCCCAATGGTCCAGCCTAAACTATGTTCAGCGTGGTCGCAGACTGTATAAGCCTTTCGAGACATCCAGTACGGATAAGTATAAGTTCAAAGAGGTAGTACGCTGCTGGCTAGTTAGGGAGTTGCCTTTCGAGGACTTGCCGTTCCCAGCACAGGACGTTATCTCATACTCGGCTCAACTAGACTTCATGGGAGACTATGACGCCGACCGGGCTAAATTTGAGCAGGCTACCCAGGGATACCGGCTCGCCCTCATGACGCTCACTGCTGAGCATACGCGCAACGTAGGAGTAGACATCCTACGCCGTCGAGGCGGGGTTATCGGTGGCCGCACCGAGATTGGCGTTACTCGGCTTATAGACGGCCTTAACACTTATAGATAGGATTACTCATGAAGCTGAGCGGAAGCTACGAAAGCGTCGTTAGAGGCGTGTCTGAGCAGGCGGCACAGAACCGACGTTCTGGTCAGCACTTCGCTCAGTCCAATATGATTTCAGACCCGGTGAGAGGCTTGGCGCGGCGACATGGCTCGTTGTTGCAGGACGAGGTAATGCTAGATATCGCCGCAGATCATTACACGGAACTGCTGGCAGATACTGCGTGCCATCGGGTCTATCCATTTTTCGTTGGTGGTGATGAGTATGACCTAATCGTTCGTACTGCCGCCGATACTGCTAACCTTGGAGTTGACGGGTTCTGCTGGGTATTTAGTAAGAAGACCGGCGAATTTGTGCCTACCGTGTTCGCTTCTGGCGATGCGGCTCTACAAACAGTAATGGCAGGCGGTGTGTCTGCTGCGGTCAATATTGGGCGTTACGTGTATCTGGCAGGCAACACCCTACTCCCTACTCACGAGGCGTCGGCTGCATGGGACAACGATAGTAACCGAGCTAAGATTGCCGCCACAGTATTAGCTGGGGCCTATAGCCGAACTTTCTCATTGACCTTGCAGCGGGCTGACGGCACTAAGGTAATCGGCTCGTACACGACCCCCTCTAGCAGCTATCCCGGTATTCTGGACACGTCTGACATTCCCTTGTATAACGGCACTACTCTTAACGAGGAATACCAGAAGCAGGTCAATGACCGAGTAAACCAGTATAACGGTGAGGTTATTAACTGGACAGGTACGGCTGCTGCGGCTATTACACCTAAGGCGATTGCCAATGGTATCCGAGACAGTTTCATTAGCCAAGGGATTACCTCAGCTACTAGCAATGACAAAGGGACCGTCTATATTGACGATACTCAATTTATTGCAGCTACGGGATCAGACGGGGGTGATGACAGCTTACTTCGTGCAGTGGGCGCAGACGTGGATAACATTGACTTGGTGAACACCTATCACTATGTCGGTAAGGTCGTCCGCATTCCCTCGCCCACCACAGCAGGTAACGCTGTCTATCTTAAAGCTGTAGCCAAGGATGGCGAGAGCACTGGATGGGCATCGGTTATCTGGCGCGAAACTGCTGGCTATGTCATGCTGCCTAAGACGGTGCTGATTATGGCTACCGTAGAAGATGGCATTATGTATATGGCCTCATCTGCTGCAGACTTGTCCACTCTGACAGGCATAGCGGTCCCAACTTACAAGGCCAATACTGTCGGTGATGATGTGTCGGCCCCACTCCCCGAACTGTTTAGTAAGGGCATAAGTTATCTCGGAGTATTCCAAGACCGCATGGTGATCGGGTCAGGGGCTACGCTGCTTTTCTCACGCCCTGGCGACTATCTGAACTGGTTTCGTAAGAGCGTTACTACTATCGCAGACGACGACCCCTGGGAAGGCTTTGCTCTAGGTTCTGAGGACGACACGATTAAGTGGTCCACTCTGTACGACCGGAACCTTTTGTTGTATGGCAAGCGGTTTCAGTATGTTGTATCGGGGAGGCAGCCGCTAACTCCTAAGACGGCCTCTATCATTGTGGCTACGGCATTTGAAGACGCTGTAGATGCTAGGCCCGAGGCTACCGGAAATTATGTCATCTATAGCAAATACAGTGGCCGGGCCGGTACTGAGGTTGCATCGGTTCATCAGGTACAGGCTGGCGCTATTGCTGATAGTCCTGAAAGCTATAAGATCAGCCAGCAACTTGACACGTATCTAAAGGGTATTCCATTAGAAATTATAACCTTCACTGCACCTAACATGGTGCTGCTCAGAACCAGGAAGGAGCGGCGTAAGCTGTTCACATACAGTTATCTCGATGACGCCCAGCAGGGCCGTTTGTTTGATAGCTGGTCGGACTGGTCTTGGTCAGAGCATGTAGGCGATATGGTCGGCGTAGGGAAGGATGGTGGTGATGTCCTGGTCTATACTATCAAGCGCGGTACAGCAGCTAGCGGAGACGAGAAGGTTTGGCTTGCTGCAGAGAGGTTCGTAAGGGATACTACCTTATCGGATTACCCGTATCTCGACAGCCTTCGTCCGTTGGCGCAGTATCAGGACGACAGCGATATGTCCTATCTGAATACCGCCAATCCCGTTGTTGACGGGCCGGTGGTCGCTATTGACGGGCAGAGCGAGTATCGCTTCATTGGTATGCCTCTTGAGGACATAAGTACCTTTGTTAGCCAGTACAGCGAGCAACTCTCGTCTTGCTGGGTAGGTACTACGTACTCCGCATATGTCACACCGACTAACCCCTATGTGAAGGACAGAAACGACCAGCCTATCCTGAGCGGCAGGCTAACGCTAATGTCCGTAAAGGTCGCGGTTGCAGACACTGGCGGGATGGAGGGCTGGACTACTAGGACCAGTGGCAAGTCGCAAACTCTTAACTTTGTTGGCCGTACTCTAGGTAGTGGGGCTAACTTGATCGGCAGACAGCCTATCGTCACGGCTACTCTCTCTGTAGTTATCGGAGGGGAGATTAAAGAGTGCAGCTATACCCTGCAGGCAAAGACTTGGCTACCATTGACCATCACTAGCATTGACTGGACTGGGCAGTGGTTCTTTAACACAAGACGAGCGTAAGGAAAGATAGATGGGTTCCGTATTTTACGGCCAAGCTAGTGCTATCCAAGCACAGGGGCAGGTCAAAGCTAAGCGCATCACTACCAAATCAGGTAATGAGCGCCGGGCGGCTGATACTGATCTAAAGCTGTTTAGTCAATCACTAGGCAACCGTAAGATCATGGATGCTGCTGGTAAGAATATTAATGCCTATGGTGAGAACATCGCTAAAAATCTGGAAGCTGCCACGTATGGTGACTTCCAGACTAGGTTGCGACAATCGGAAGAGTTGGGGGCTGTCAGTGTGATGGCCTCCGCTGCCGGTGTAGGGGGCTCGTCTATTGAGGCGTACAACGCTACATTGGAGACGGTCAACAGCCTACAGCGAAAGCAGTCAGATAGACAGTTTAATCGCGACCTCTACTCGGCAGAGCAGGCTAGGGGGGACATTCTGGTACAGGCAACAGACAGCTTCGATCAGAATATCTATAGGGCCGACCTAGACGTATCCACTTATATGGATGTCAAGAAGCCGAGTTTCCTATCTGGGGCGCTAACTCTGGGCCTTGCCGCAGGCGCAACCTACTTCGGTGGGCCGCAGGCTGGGCAGGCCGTTCTTGGCTTCCGAGAGGCACAGCAGCAGGCTTCCAGGGGCGACTTTGCAGGAGCAAGCGCATCGTTTGACAGCGCGCTAAAAGCGGGCGTCGGTGCAGCGAAGACCTACCACTCCACCGGAGGTAACATATGGGGCAGCACCAAAGCAAAGCAAGAAGGCTCCAACTCAGGGGTTGATGGATATATTAATAGGCACCGCGTTGGCGAGAAAGTCGGCGCAGTCAACAAAGGATGATCTACTATGGCTACTGGCTATGACAACCGGCAAGGGGGTCGCAGTTCTTTCGCGTTTGAGCCCGCCAAGCCCTCACAAAGTCAGTCGGCTCAGGCCAGCGGCTTTAGGGGCATTCAGATAGATGGTGGCAACACTTCCATCGCTGGCGGTATTTCTGCCGCGTCTAACTTCACTACGGCTGGGCCTAGTGCCGGGGCACTGGGAGGCTTCTTTACGGAGCTTCTCGCCCCCGCTATAAAGCGTCGGCAGGACGAGCTATTCGTTAAGGGCATGGTGGATCAGATGTCCGCTGTGTCTGGTGAGGAGATCAGGGTCAACAATAAGAACCCTATCAATCAGATTTTCGGGCCGTCTTCCTACGAGGAAGGGGCCATCGCCTATTCTGCCAAGGATGCCGTAAACCAATGGCAGAGCAAGACGCTGCAGGATATGGACCGCCTCAAGCGACTGCCTCCTGACCAGCTTTCTAAGGTAGTGGCCGAAAGTTTCCAGACTATGCTGACTGGGGACAAGTTCACGGATACCGTTGTCAGCACTTCACTTATTGAAGCTAGCCAGCCTGTGATCGGCGCTATCGCTAAGGAACGCTATTCGTGGCAGCAGAGCGAGGCGCTTAACGCTAAGACCAAGGCAGACTTTAGTAACGCTGAGGCTTTCCAGGCGGCGATGACTTCACTGGCTAAGACAGGCTCTCCTAGCGACGCAGGGAACCTAGCGGCTAACGCGGCACGTAATAACTTCATGTCGTCTTTGGTCCAGCCTTCTGGTATGAATGACGAAACGTACCGTAAGAGCCTTGTGACCCTCTATAAGCGATCTGCACAGGCAGGCAACGGGTATGCTGTTAGTATGCTCAAGAACCAGCCGGGCTTCTTCAATCTGTTAGGCGATGAGGAAATCGTTAAGCTGGAAGATACTGAGCTAAAGTACGGCAACCGGGCACTTAGTCGGGCTGCTGTAAATCACGCTGAGGATATAGACCGGCTTAACTATAACATGGAGTTCGGCAAGATTAGCTCTACTGAGGCAATGGCTCAGATGGCTAACATCAATGAAAGTGTCAAGTCCGAAACAGGCTTTGACATCGATTTGTTCGATTACAAGGATGTCACGGGTGCGGGTAAGAATGTGTGGGGTGCGCTCCATGCTAGTCTAAACCGTCAGCAGGATCGTCAGTGGCAGGTCGAGGATATGGCTACTCGCCAGAGGTTCGAGCTTGAAAAGGCTGACAAGGAAGCGCAGGACGAGGCAGCACAGGTTCAGCTTGCGTATGCCTCAGGCAATATCAAGACTGCACAGGCTCAAGGTATCGGCGCTGGCGGCAACTATGATGTGCTCGCTCAGGCAGACTATGCTCAGGGCAACTGGACTAACATGATCCGCAACTACAACAAGGACGGCTGGGTTAGCGGTCTGGTAAAGGATCAGGTGCAGGCTCAGATCACATCGAGTATCGGCCAGGAGTACAACAAGGACTTCCAGCAGGGCTACGAGAAGTTCACGGCTCTTAACAAGGCTAAGCCTGCTGCAGCCATGGGCTACTACGGTGACTTGTACGCCCCTATGCTGGCTTATGAGCGCATGGTAACTACTGGCCGAGTAAGTCCGACACAGGCGTTTGCTCGGGCATTTGCAAACCCGGCCCAGTATGCCCCTGTCCCTGAAATGACCAAAACGGCCAAAGACAAGATCAGCGGCTGGATGGATAGCAATCGAGGCCGGGGTATGATCGTTGGTAGCCTAGTTGGGCGCGGCGGCCTTACTAGCTCGGGCAAGGCGGCTCTTAATAATGCCATGTCGCGGCAGCTCGGCGTAATGATGAAGAACACGGATATGCCTGTAGAGGCACTTATCCCGAACCTTTATCAAGACCTTGTGAGCAGCGGAGCGTATGAGGACTACGGACGTTTGGGCTGGTCTAACAAACCAGGCACTCCCAATCTCGGTAGATCGCTGGGCCTTATGCCCGACGAGGCTGATGAAGTAGTCGAAAGTACAATCGACGCCGCTCTAAAGGCTACTGGCTTCAAAGACGGCGTTAAAGGTGACAACTTCGATGTTAGGCGGATTAAAGACCAGAACGGGCAGATGGTCCTAGCGGTTACTCCGTATGACGATGATGAGGGTGCGGGCACTACCGCACTGATCCCGTTCTCTAAGTTCAAGGCCAAGGCTGATGGTCTTAGGGATAGTCGTGTATCTAGGGCCAAGCCTAACTGGGGCAAGAACCTCGATCCGTATCGTCGTATTAAGGGCGAAAGCGGATTGGCCCGTATAAAGCGCATCAATCAAGAAGTGGCAGCAGGCGCAAGCCCGAGTTACATCGGACGTTATCAGAAATAGGAGAATACACTAATGGCTAATGGCCTAAAGTACACCGATAGCATGTACGACCAGCTTGAGGCGGGTCTTGAGAAAGAGTACAATTTGCCGACCGGGGGTATGCGGGCCATTCGCACTAAGGGCGAGCGCTCCAATGCTAACCAAGTATCGAGTAAGGGCGCTCGTACTGTCTACCAGATTATTCCTGGCACTCGTGATAGGTTCGCCAAGACATATGGCGTAGACGCTTATGCCGGACCAGCAGAGGCGGCGCGAGTTGCCGCTCTGCACCTTCGTGACGATTTGCGCAGGTACGGCGGCGACTGGAACAAGGCTGTGGCTGGCTACAACGGTGGGGCGAGGGGCGTAACAAACCCCGCTAAGGAAACGAGGGACTACGTGGCACGGGTCACGGGCAAGCGCCTTGCCTCATCGCTTACCGTACCGGCAGGTACTAACGGGGCCACACAGCTTGCACCTGGCATTGATATCTCGGCACTCAGCTATGACGACCTAAAGAATGTGGCTCCCGAAGATATTGGCTCACGTAGGCCACTAGGCCCTCAGGCCCCTACTATCAAGCCCTCTAAGGCAGATAAGGTTAGCAGCCTGCTGGTTGGTGACAAGTCTCTTGAGGTTACTCGACCAGATCAGGCACCGGATATCCGAGTAGATCAGCGTGACCAGAACTCGGCAATTGTAACGACCAACGAAAAGAACGCGACTACCTTTGCAGATCGGGCCAAGGCCGCTATAGACAAGAACTGGGTTCTGAACCAGATTGTTCGTGGTATGGATCGGGAGGTATTCCCAGAAGACCAGAAGTTCCACCAGACCTACATGCAGAACATCGATAGCCCCGATTTTGAGGGGTTTGCTGAGACGCCTGAGGAACGGGACAAACTCCGCGACACCAACAGCATGGCAGAGCTAGCTCAGGCTAAGCAGACTATCATCGCAGATCGTGCTCGCAATAAGATCATCAACAGCAATGACACCGGCACTTACTTTGAAGTAGGCGCTGCACTGACTGACCCAGTTGGCTGGATCGCTACTGCAGGTGTAGGCAAGATTGGCCAGCTAGGCGTTAAGGGCTATACCCTTGGCCGAGCAGCACTAGAGGGGGCGATTGTCAACACGGCCTTTACCGGCGCTCTCGACTACTCGGGCGAGAACCAGACGGCGGCAGACTATGCCGTTTCTGGGGCCATGGGGCTGGCTATGGGCGCGATCCTGCACCGGGTAATCAAACCCTCGGGCGCGGTCGATACCTCGCTGGATGAGGTCGCCACGGGCATGAAACGGCAGGCACAGCAGGAGGCCAACGAGACGCTTGCACAGGCGCGGACTGCCGCAGGGCCGGAGGCAACTCCTGAGCAGATCGTAAGCCAAGTGCAGACGATTACTGCTAAGCGTACCCTAGACCACGTAGAAATGTCATTGGCAGATGTTGGAGACGAAAGCAAGTTCCTTACGTCAGAAGAGAACCTTATCTACACTAGCGATCCGAAGCTCAAGCGGGCACAGATTGCCAAGGACGGTTTGGATGCTCTGGATGACGCAGGCGAGCGAGCTATGGTAGCCGAGATAAACTATCGGTCTGACCGCATCGTTGCCAATAATCCTATCGATGAGGCTGGCCTGCAGGGGCGGCTACTGCGGTCAGTAGGTCAAGAAAGCACGGGACTTACACTCTTGCGGTCTAAGTCTAATGTGTTGAAGGCTACCGCGCTGCAGCTTCTCGAAAGCACTACAGGTGCAGGAGGTCGGCGTAGGTCAGCGGCCATGTCCCAGGTAACGCGGGAACGGATGTATCTCCGCCCGATGATCGAATATGACCAGTTGTTCAACCAGTGGCGCAAGGCAGAAGGACATGGCAGCATGTTCAGCTACTTTAACCCTAAGGTTCGCAATGACTTTGACCGTGAGGTGTTCTTTGAGATTGAGGCCCGAGCAGGGCAGGCCGAGGGCTTTAGGGCTACTCGCAATCCTGCTGTAGCCAAGGCTGCGGACGCTCACGAACTGGGCATGACGCTCATGGCTAAAGAGCAGCGGCACGTGGGTACGCTCGGTGCAGCCAGGCTTCCGCAGACCTCGGTTGGCTATGTACGGCACGTCATTGATCCCCGTAAGGTCAAGTCGCTTACGGACAGTGACCGTAGAGTTGTCGAGGACATATTGGCTAAGCAATTCAATACGGCCAACGAGTACAGCTACATCGACAAGGTGACAAAGGAAAAGATCACTAAAAACTTCGACCCTAAGTTTAGCCGCAAACTCGCTAAGGCATACTTGACCAAGGCTGTTCGTAGGGGAAATGGGTCTTTCGATATTCCTGTAAACATCCACGACGCTGGCTCATCTGAGATTATCGACGATGTGCTCAAGGCTATGGGTGGGATGGACGATCTGGAACGTGAGGCTATCTTGGGCAAGTTCAGCCGGGGCGGCGCTAGTTATACTAAGGGCCGTTTGAAGCTCGATATGACTGCCCCTATTGCCGGTGGCAAGGTTCTTGGCGACTTGTTTCGACAAGACGTTTTAGGGCTGTATCGTAGCTATGCTCGTCGAGCATCGGGTGAGGTAGCACTCGCTCAGTATGGCATCTATGGTAAGAAAGGCCTGGACATTCTCCGAGAGGCGGCTGGACAGACCGGAGCTACTGCAGATGAGCTAAAGGCGTTCGATCAAGTTGCTGCCGAGTTTCTTAACATGCCTTATCGGAACGCTGTTCGCCATGCGGCTATGGACAATGTTCGTATCGCTACTTCGGCGGCTCGTCTGGGCGGTATGGGATTTACTCAGCTTGGCGAATATAGTAACGGTATCGCCGCTGTTGGCGCTGGCAGAGTGATGAGTTCTATCGGAAGCACCAAGCGCCTGGCTACAGAAATCCGTGCCCTCAGTCGTGGCGAGACTATCGACAATCCCATTATGAACTCCATCGATACTCTCGGTGGCCATTTGGGAATGGATGAGTACCAGATGACCCGCATCTTCGATCTGCCTGACAGTGAGGTTCAGCTTTACAACGATCACACGGTTGGGGTTATGGGCAAGGCTTTGCGGGCAGGTAGTCACATGACCTCGGTTATGTCAGGGCACCGCATATTGGTAGCCACACAGACACGGGGTATGGCCGAGCAAATTATACGCAAGGCTGTAGGGTATATCAAGGACGGTAAGGAAAGCAAGGCCCTACTGGACATGGGCTTTACGGCGGATGTTCAGAAGGAGATCAGGCGAAACCTTAACCAGATTGCCAAGTTCGACAAGTCCGGCAAGCTGACGTCATTGGACATCATGGCAGGGGACATCGATCCCAACATCATGATGACCTTTAGAGACAGTGTTGAGCGTGGTGCTGCACAAATCATCCAGAAAGCCTATACAGGCGAGACTGGGGCCTGGGCACATAACGACTTCCTCAAGCTGCTGTTTCAGTTCCGCACATTCTCGCTTACTTCCATTGAAAAGCAGTGGGGCCGCAATCAATCCAACTATGGTGCATTGCGGTCGTTCGGAATTCTTATGGGCGCGATGTCCTTTGCACTTCCTATCCACATGGCGCGGCTTGCTGCGCAGATGGCAGGCAAGAGTGAGGAAGAGCGGGCTAAGATGGCTGACGAGAGGATGAGCGCTGTGGCCCTGGGTCGGGCGACGCTAAACTACGCTTCCGGTGCGGGCCTGCTGGGTGACGTGCTGGATGTGTCGGCTAGTGGACTAAGCAGCGCGGGCCTTATTAGTGATGACCTTGCTCTTCCCTTCACGGGTGGTGGGCAGGGTAGGCAGTCGGCATCTGGGCTGGTCCCAGGTATCGGTATGCTCGATGATCTGCTCAAGGGCACGGTCGGAGGGCAATACGAGAAGCTTCCTAAGCTCTTGCCTGGAAGCAATCTACCATTCGTTACGCCACTGGCTAACGGACTTTCATCGGAATAACTGGATATTGTGGGAGAGTTTCGGCTCTCCCGCATTCCGGTACATATTCCCATATTCAAGAGGAATAACCATGGCCGAACCCGGCGATCCCAATTATAGGTACAGTGTAAACGAGTACCCCACTAATGGGGTGCAGACGGAGTTTGAGCTTAGTTTCGCCGGTGGTTACATCAGTAGGGACTATGTTAAGGCCCGATATACAGATGCGCTTGGAGGAGTCATCTATCCCGCATTTGAGTTTATTGGCGACTATCAAGTTAGTATTAGTCCTGCATTAGCCAGCGGCGGAACTATTATGTTCTACCGGGATACCCCGTCCGCTGATCCAGTAGTTGATTTCGCAGATGGCGCTATCATCAATGAGGCGTCACTAGACATCAACGCTAGGCAAGCCGTTCATCTGGCCGCCGAAACGCGGGATATCGTTGGCAGCATCCCTAGCTTGGATACGCTACAGAGTGTGCAGGCCGCGCTAGACTTTACGGTAAACCGGGCTAATCAGACCGGCATCCAGCCGCTTGACACTGTAGAGGGGCTTCCCGATGCACTGAATAGCAAGGTGTCGGCAGCTACTTTCGATACCGCTAACGGTTCCACTATAATCAAAGTTAAGGGTCCCCTTCCTAACGAAGTGTTCTCTAACATCTATTACAACGCTATCGAGGTTAAGCATCTTAGACGGTGGGGCGTGTCTCCTGATAACCCCGCGTCGGTGAACAGGCTGGGTCTGCAAAGAGCCATTGCGGCTGCTGATAAGTCAGAGCTTGTATTCCCAGAAGGCGCTGTCAAGATTGATAGTGCAGTCTCTACTGCTGCTGGCCAGAACATTTATTTGACCGGGCGCGGTTGTGGGGTATCCCGGCTACTAACTACGAGCTTAAGCGCTGATCTTGTCGTATTCAATATGGGCTTTGCTCAAGGAGGAGGCGTACAGGGACTAACCCTAGGCTCTGATGTAGCATTCGGTGCCAAGGGCTCCTCTGGCTCTGCTTTGAAAGTTATCAATAGCAATGACCAGTTCATGTGCAAAGACTTTGAGGTAGTTAGCTACGGAACCTGCATTAATGTCGTAGGGTCTTACCAGCCCTCGTTCAAGGATTTTCGGCTGCTCTTCTTTAGCGACAAGGGCGTGTTCATCGCCCCGTTTACGGGAGGTCCGACAGAAACTGTAGGCAGTCGCTGGGCTAACGCCAAGGTCAGTAACTACGGCTACACCGGAACCTCTCCTGAGGCTGCAATCGGATTTGACATCCAGCAGGGGTCGGGCGAGTTCTTCGATACTATTGACGTACAACAGGCAGGCATCCCCTTTAAGATTGCCCCGCCTGCTGGATCGTTTGCCCGGTTCCTAAAGTTTAGGACCATGCTCGCGGATACTGCTTTCTATGAGGGCTGGGTGTTCGATGGCTCTGCGGCTCCGGTGTTTAACATCCGGCTGCTAGATTGCTGGGTATCGGGTGCTGGTGGTGGCGCTGCTAGACCGGCAGGGTCTACTCGTGGTGCAGGCTTGCTTACCAAAGGTGCGCAGCTTGATGACCTTACGTGGATTGGCGGCGAACTCCGTGACAACGACTGCGGTGGCTGGGACCATCAAGGTGGTACGCACTGCCGCATGATTGGAGCAAGTGTCACTAGAAACAGCCGGAGGCTAGGGTTTAATAACTCCTATCCGGGTGTTCGGATACATGCTAATGTGGGCAGCTTCGCCCTGATCGGAAATGACATCGGAAACTTCTCTAAGGGAGTATTCGACGTTGAACAGGCAGAGGGTATCTACATCGAACCCGGTGTCTCTAATGACATCCGTATTGAGGGCAACGACCTCCGTTCTCCTGGAACGGGCAAAGTTCCACTGGTCAATGGCTCTACGTCAGCTAATGGCGTTATTGCTAATAACCTTCCACAGCAGTTCCCTGGAACTAACGTGGCAAAGGGACAAGCACTGACCGCCAACTCCAATGGTTCAGTAGCCGCTAACACGACTGTCTATATGGGCATGAGTGGAGCATCGGCTAGTGCGCTCAATGCACACATGATGGTAACTGACCCCGGCATTATCTCGCAGTTTGTCGTAGAGGTTGCAGGTGCTCCCGGAGCAGGGCAGTCCTTTACATACACTGTTATGGTCAATGACGTCGCGACTGCCATGACTGGGGGAATTTCCGGTGGTGGCTCGTTTAGGTTTCAGTTGCCTAATCTCGGAGTAACCGTTAACGCTGGCGACAGGATTAGCATCAGGCTAGTCACTTCGTCTGGTGCTGCTGTAACCCAACATCGGTGGATGTTGAAAATTGATCCATAAGAAAGGATAGGCATGGCCGCTTCTGAGAGTAAACTCGGGGCGCTTCACGAAAAGGTTGCTGAGGTTCTTCTCGATGCGTTGGAGGGTGACACCATCCCCGGCTACACCGAAGAGAACCCGGCAACGGGAGAAGTAACCGAAGTTCCTGATAGGAAGCTCCCCGCGTCTGCTGCTATTATTGCAGCGGCCACGAAGTTTCTAAAGGACAACAACATCACCTGTGCCCCGTCACAGGATAACGCAGTGGGCAGCTTGGTAGATAGACTCAAGGCTAAGCAGAAAGCTAAGCTGAGCAGGTTTGAAATGCAGGATGCTCGACAAGACATGAACTTCCTCGGAGGACTTAACTAATGGCAGTGCGGGAGAGTGCAGACGCTACCCTCCTGCGCTGGCAGACCTTAGGTGTTATTCAGGAACATTACGCACAATTCGATCCTTTTCTCGAAGACGTAATGGACTTGCTAGGCTTTAGGACTTCGCCAGTGCAGAAGGACATAGGATCGTTCCTGTGTTACGGCCCAGCAAATATCATGATCCAGGCGCAGCGTGGTCAAGCTAAGACTACGATTACTGCCGCCTTTGCAGTGTGGACGCTGATCCAGAACCCTGCCGCCCGCGTGCTGATCTTGTCAGCCGGTGGTACGCAGGCCAATGAAATCTCCACGCTAATCGTCCGCATCCTTATGACGATGGAAGAGCTAGAATGTCTGCGTCCTGACCAGTCAAATGGTGACAGGACTTCCGTAGAGGCGTTCGATGTACACTACACGCTCAAGGGTATCGACAAGTCCCCGTCCGTTGCATGTATCGGTATTACCGGCAACATGCAGGGTAAGCGGGCTGACTTGCTTATCGCGGACGACATCGAAAGCCAGAAGAACTCCAAGACGGCGCTCATGCGTGAGCAGCTTATGGACCTTACTCGCGACTTTACCTCTATCTGCACCAACGGTCGAATTGTGTATCTTGGAACCCCTCAGTCTCAGGAGAGTGTGTATAACACCCTCCCGGCTCGTGGCTTCACTGTACGCATCTGGCCGGGACGCTTTCCTAACCCAGAGCAGCTAGAGAACTACGGGGATCACCTTGCGCCTTACATCCGTAAGCGTATCGAGGCTGATCCTGGGTTAGCGTTTGGGGGTGGTGTGTTGGCCGATCAAGGTCAGCCAGTTGACCCTACCTACATTACAGAAGCGACGCTACAGTTTAAGGAACAGGACCAGGGGCCTAGCTACTTCCAGTTGCAGCACATGCTCAACACGAAGTTGGCGGATGCAATGCGCTATCCGCTCAAGGTTGACCAACTTGTTCTTATGGACCTAGGCGGCGACTACTATCCCCTTGAGGTAGCCAGAGGCTTCGGCGGAGGTTCCCTTACGGACATCAATATCCATTCTACCAGCTACCGTATCAACACTCCCGTCAAGGTGAGTGAAGACGTAGCTAAGCTGCAAGGTCGCGTCATGTACGTCGATCCTGCTGGCGGCGGTAAGAATGGGGACGAGACTGGGTATGCTATTACGGGCTTCCTCAACGGCAACATTTACTTGTTGTCTGCGGGCGGGGTGCCGGGTGGCTACAATGTCGAACAAATGACTACGCTTGCACAGCTTGCTAAACGCTGGGAAGTCAACAAGATTGTGGTCGAGAAGAATATGGGTTACGGTGCCTTCACGGAAGTGTGGCTCCCTATCCTTCGCCAGCACTACGAGTGCGCGGTTGAGGATGACTTCGTTACCGGGCAGAAAGAACTGCGCATCATTGAAACCTTAGAGCCAGTAATCGCTCGCGGGTCATTGATCGTAAACAAGTCTGTCATCGACGAAGACCGTGACGCCTGCTCTAAATATCCGGCTGCGCAGCGCTTGCTGTTTAGCCTGTTCCATCAGATGAGCAAGATTACCCGCGACAAGGGTTGTCTCAATCATGACGACAGACTTGATGCTGTAGAAGGCGCGGTGCGTCACTGGCTAAAGGTCATCGGCATAGATCAGTCTAAGGCTGTTCAAGCTGCTCGGGACAAGGAATACCAGGAATGGCAGCGTGACCCTCTGGGCCGCGACCGCTACTCCAACACTGCACCTAGCCGTGGCGGCTCTGTGTTTAACAAGTATGTCAGGAGGACCAACAATGCAAGAGGCATCCCTGCCTTCCCCGGATATCGGCGCTAAAGGATATCATCTTCGTCGGATGGCGGCTAACGTGATTAGCCAGCTTGAAGTTGTGGCGATGAGCTATCCTAATGGCGCTGCGCCCGGAGCGAGTAAGGTGGTGGCGTTCTTTAATGCCTGCTCTGCTAAAGTGTCCAACAACGGACTAACATGGCAGGGCAACCCGCTAACTTATCAGGGCAACCCCCTTACATGGAGTAACTAATGGAACTTAATACCGCAATTATTAACGCTGCAGGCGGTGGTCAGATTGAGGCTGGAAAGCTCGTAGGTTCGGCAGCGGCGCAGGTGGGGGGAGAAAAGCTGCGTCGGTTGCTTGCTGCCGCCCGAATTCAAAACGCTTCTGACGCACCCGCCATGCCAAGCCCTCCAACGCTGCTTGGCAGCACTGCGGCGACGACCGGGCTTACGGTAACTCTACGTCCCGCGACAGCAGTTGATCCGGCATCGCGCGGAAAGCCGATGTTCGCGATGTACGGCGGTACGCCTGTTGTAAGCGTAACCTCATGGAAGTCGGCTAGTGTCTCGGTGCCGAGCGGCGGAACCATTAGTGCTGGGCGCAGCGGTCAAGGGTATCGTATAGGTTTCCGCACGGATGCAACTAGCCTCGACCTAGAGTTTAGTGGCGCTTCTGGAAACCAATATCGCGTCCTTGTTGACGGTGTTTATACAAGTAAGACAGCCATTGTTTCGGGGGCCTCTGGATCGTTTTTCCTAAACGCGGCGTTTGCCACCAGGCAGGCTCGGCGCATCGATGTGGAAATCGACGCGACAGTGACTTTCGCGGGATTACGCTGCTCCCCCCTAGATATGGTTCAGCGCGTCTCGTCTGCGCCTCGGTATCGTATCGGGGTGTTCGGCAATAGCATCTCAATTTCTACTGGAGCCACCATCTTCGGCAATGGCGAGTTGCAACACGCGGCTCGGCGCTTGGGCAACATGGACGTTGATCTTGTCCCCTTCGGCATCGGGGGTACGGACTACGCGAACGATGCAAATGGCGCGTCGTGGGATGTCGTCAGCCACATAAACGACATCAATCTAGCTCCAGCGGAAGATGGTAGCGGGTTTGACGAAGTATGGTTTCGGTGCGGCATCAACGATGCTTCGATCCTTGCGGCAGGTACGATCACTGCTGCGCAGTTGAAGGCGAAAGCACTGGCGGCTTGGCGCGGACTTCGTACGTCGGGGTTCGCCGGGCCGGTCTTTGTCTTCGGCCCACACGTCAAAACCCTGTCCCAGAGCCAAGCGGTCGAAACGGTGCTTCTCGATGCCTTTATGGAGTGGGCCGACCCGTTCGCTAAGTACGTTCCGACGACGCAGGGAACGATCCTTCCACAGTCGGGTTCTGCGTATGCAGCTAAGTTCACCGGTAGCGTGGCGGGCACCTCTTTGACGGTTGCGGCTGTCGCATCCGGTGCATTGGCCATTGGACAGTATCTGCACAATCCTGCCTTGCCGCTCGGTACTTACATCGTATCCGGTTCAGGCACGTCTTGGGTACTTTCGCAAGGTGCCACGATCAGCACCACGACGTTTGGCGCGGTCTCACCGGGTACTGGTAACTTCGCACTCTATGGCGGGGGTACGACCGGTCAGGATGACACACACCCATCAAACTACGGGCACGACAATCTTGGTTCGTGGCTTGCTGCCGCGCGCGCAGCTTACGCCTAACACACCTACCACCCATGACCCCCACCGCCCTATGATCGGGAGAACGAGCTGATGCCTGACAGGCACCTAATAAACTACCAGACCTTTATCACATACAGGAGTATCTAATATGATTGAGAGTGCCCTGCCCAGCCCCGACATTGGGGCCAAAGGCTATCACCTTCGCCGTATCGCTGCTAACGCGATCAGCCACCTTGAAGTCACTGCCCTTGCATACAGCAACGGTGTATCGCCATCTGCTGCTAAGGTTAAGGCGTTCTTCGATGCTTGCGCCGCTGCGGCTGCTACTGCCGGTAAGGCTAATCCCGTGCTGACGCTCACGCCTCAGACCTCGACGGGTGCCCCGGCTTCGACCCAGCAGCTTACCCTCGGCAAGGGCGGCTCTACTGGTGCGGCCACCTATACCTCGTCTAACACTGCAATCGCCACGGTCAACAGTTCCGGTCTTGTCACTCGCGTGGCTACGGGTACTGCAACGATCACGGCTTCGGTGGCTGAGGATGCCAACTACAAGACGCGCACGATCAGTGCCACGGTCACGGTGTCCTAATGATCCAAGGCGCTAATACCGCTGGCAAGCCGACCACCGTTCGTGTTAAAGACGATGGCACCACGCTTGTCGAGGTATCTAACCAGGGTCGAGGCGGTAGCAATATCGCTTCGGCTCAGGTCGCTGTAGGCACGTCATCGGCGTTGCTGGTGGCGGCTCGCACTAACCGTCAGGAAGTTCTCTTGAGTTCATCTGCGCCGTTCTACATTGGCCCTCCGGGCGTTACTCAGGCAACTGGTATGCTCATTGCGGCTAACGCTTACGCGACCGTGCGGACTGGAGCAGCAATCTATGCTGTTGCCGCCGCAGCCGGGACGGTGTTCGTACTGGAGACTTACTAATGGCTACTGTGTCATTTCCACCGGGCGTGACACAAGCCCAGCTAGATAAGAAGGTTGCCGATACTCTTGGTGCTATGGACCGTCAGCAGGCAGTACGCGTTCAGCTTACGCCGGATGCTAATGGTAAGCTGATCTATACATACCCTAGGGCGTATACCGCTGGGTCGGTAGTGGCTGTGCAGGTTACTGCAGAAACACCGGCTGGCGTGGCGTATCGGAATGACGCGAGTATTGAAGAGGGTAGCGCTGGCTTGACCGCCGTTACTATCTACGTGCAGCGTATTCCGAAGACGGTAACAGCATCGGTGCTTGGCGCAGTTCTTAACGTCATTACGCCAGTCACTACTCCGGTTTGGCTTAACATCTTCATAAGGGCAACGGCATGATCGTAAACGTAAAAGCTACGCAGGCCGCTCTCGGCGTCTCTCAGGACGGCATTGCCGGTCGGGGGACGTTCGGTGCCCTGCTCCGCAAGATGGGCGCTGGTGCCTCTGTGGCGGCGGATTTGGGCTATGTCCTGGCGACCTTCGCGTCCCCTATGGGCCTGATGGATAACCGCCTTCGGCTCGTCCACTTCCTTGCTCAGCTAGCACATGAAAGCGACCACTTCAATGCAATGGAAGAGTATGCCAGCGGCAGAGCTTACGAAGGTCGGATTGATCTCGGTAACACCCAGCCCGGCGACGGAGTGCGGTACAAGGGACGAGGCCCTATCCAAATCACGGGCCGTGCTAACTACCGCTACTACGGTGCGATCATTGGCATCGACCTTGAGAAGTATCCCGAGCTTGCGTCCAACCCGTGTATCGGTATGCGACTGGCTCTTGAATACTGGAAGGCTAAGGGCCTAAACGCCTATGCCGATATGGATGACATCCTCACGATCACCAAGAAGATCAACGGAGGAACTAACGGACTAGAAGACCGAAAGGCGAACTACGTTCGTGCAAACGCACTGGTGAAATAATGCCTGAATTTATCGCCCTTGCCCTCTCGGGGGCGCTGGGTGCGCTACTATACGCGTTCCCGCTTCTAATTAAGGCATTGTCGGCTGTGCCGCCTAACAGGTTTGCATGGAGTTCTTTTGCATTCTCTGTCGTGGTCGGCGCGATGTCCGCCCCCATCCTGGTCCCCTTCCTTGGCGGGAAGTGGGACTTCCTTATCATTCCCGAACCTTATCCTTTGGCTGCGGGTATCGGACTAGCTGTAAACCCCCTGGCCCCTATCCTTGTGGATAAGCTGACGGGGTGGGCTACGAACTATCAAATCGGATCAAAGAAATGATCGAACTACAGACGTTCTTCGCTGGACTTCTCTACATGGTAGCAGGGCTGTGCGGACTTACCCGCCACTTCCTTTTGCACCCAACCGTGCCTGAGGGTACGCCACGTCCACCTAAGTGGCTACTGGGTGTCGTATTCGGCTTCTCAGTGGTCATGATCTATTCGGGCCTGAGGTATCTGACAGCATGGTACATTGGCGAGGCTACTACGGTTCCTCCCGGCGTGACCGGCTATGGTGTGTTTATCGCCCTCAGTATTGCCATGTATAAGATGTCCATGCTTACTGATACGATTATGCGTAAGCCTGTATGGACCCTCTCCGATCTAGCTAAAGAATTGAAGAAAGGATAACTATGCCTATCTGGCTATTAACCGCTCTGGCTCCCCTGGGTAAGATCAATTGGAAAGTGGTCTGGATTGGCCTGGGGGCCCTTCTCAGCGCCTTCCTGATCTGGACCTACTTGGATACCCGGCAGGCTAATGTCGAACTGCAGGGTGCCTTGGCGGGCGCTCAGCAGGAGATTGTCCAGTTGCACAAGGAGGCCAAGGCTGACGACGCAGCTATCGCCACCCGGAACACCCTATTGACGTCCCTTGCAACTATGGAGGTTGAAGACCGTGCAGCTACCGTCAAGGCTCTCGAAGCCAATCCTAACTGGGCTAGCCAGCCTATCCCTGCTGATGTGCTTGCCAGCTTGCGCAAGTAAGCAGGTTGAGACTAGGTTCGCTATTCCTCCCGCTGAGCTCATGGCGGACTGTGTGCGGCGGACTGTCAAGCTAGAGGTTAATGGCGATCTTGCCGTGGCCTACCAGACCCGTGATAATGATCTCGCTAGGTGCAATGCCGATAAGGCAGCGCTTAGGTCATGGGCATCGGAGGTCATCAAGTGAGCCCGCGTATTAAGTGGCTCATCGACCTTATCAAGAAAGAGCCCTGGTGGTTCTTGCCCGTTGCCATGTTGGCGGTGTGGGCCGGTATGTACATTGAATGGGCCGATAATAAGATTAGGTCTAGCCGTAAGTGATTGGGATACCAAGGGCGTCAAACCCCTTGGACCCAAATTTTGATATTGATTTGCGAGAGGGTCACTCAGATAAGAACGAGCGTGATTTCCCCCGTAGCCCTACCCGTAACACGGGATAAACGGGATTGCATATGCCTGTTGCCCCGATGAAACACAAGGTAATGGCGGGGAATGGTTATGTCAACCTGTTTCTGATGCGGATTGAGAAAAGGATGGAGACGGGGACTATCTATCTCATTTAACGGATACACTGGGCTTAACTATCTCATTTGAAACGGTTTTCATTACGGTACCTATTCCCAGGAGAACCATTCCGGTATCTATCTATGACAATGGAATGGATGGTATCCCTAGTTAGACACTGGATCGGAATAACGATTGATCCAGCTAGCCTATGACAGCGGGATAGAGGATATGGATACACATAGAGATATCATTAGATATACATGGGCAAGAGGCATGGCCGACCAGATGCAGAGCATCCGGGACCATAGGAACCCTGATAGAACCTAGGTAGGAACAGGGTAGGACTAGATATAACCTAATGATTATATAGGGTTAGAAGAAATATCCCTGAATATGCAAATTAGTGATTGACGGGATGAGATTGCTTCCCTAGATATTGGGACATCGAGACGGCCAACAGCTTCTAGCTACCGGCACGCAGCTAGGTTTGACCTAGGTCTATGATAGGCCTGCACTCAACAGGCTGCAAATAGGTGGTTGACAGGCTTCTAGCCATACACTACCTAGAAGATACGAACCGGAAAGCCCCTGCAAAGGATGTCGCTACCGGAAAGGGTGAAAGTCCTAGCCCGATAGGGCGTTAGTGATGTGATGCGATCAGCTACCAACGGGAATGCTACGGCTGCACCTGCGATGACTAGAGAGTTGCTAAGCTAATCCAATGACTTGTGCCGCGAGATACTAGCCGCTTGTGCGGAAATAGGCTCCCTGCTGTTACCGTTGCCTTACAAGCAATGGGTTCGTTAGGCGATCATGGCCTACAATGGTTCGGAAGGTATAGAGGATGTGCTTCGATCCTGCGCTTAATAGCAGGTTCCTTCCGGGGTAATCGGGCACCTACTGCAAACTAATGCGGTGTTACTAAGGTGGCACCGCGCTAGTGATAGCGGTAGCCTTCAATGACTATCGCTTTCACTGGTCAATAGTGACTAGGCAACAGCGAGAACTCTCATGGCTAAGAACGTACGTGATACCGCCGATGCGTCGGCTATCCTCAACAGCTTCCGCAAGTCGAACGATATGGGCGCTGCTATCAGCGAACAGATCAAGTGGATCAAGGCAACGGGCAAGAAGCTCGATGCGGTCATTCATGCTACTGCAGTCGGCGCGATTTATATGTCGATGCCACTCGACG